ATCGCGCTCAGCACCCGCGCGGACTCAGCGTCGTCCAGCAGGCTGACGATGCGCGCCGCGCCGGCCTTGGTCAGCGCCTGGTTGCAGATTTCGACTTGAGAGGCCATTGGTGGTGCACCGGCAAAGTACGGGAATCAGGCGAACGCTGCCCAGGTTCCGGGAGTGGTGGTCGTGCCGGCCACGGTGCACATCTTTGGCTTGCCGTCCGCCGCGTCCGTGCACACGTCACCCACAACAGCATTGGTAATGCTGTGCGTGGTGCCGTCCATCAGGTTGTAAAGCGTCGGGCCGATCAAGCGGATCGTGTTCCAGGTGCCGCCGTTCTTCTTGATGATTCCGGACGCAGGCTGCGACGCAAGACTGCCTCTGACGATCAGCGAACCCGCAGCAGCAGACAGGAGCTGAATGCCGCCGCTGCCGCCGATTACGCCAAAGTCAAACTCACCGAGCCACAAGTTTGCGCTGTCACGCAGGTTCAGGCCGGACGTGTAGCTAGTCCATTTGCTTTTCCGCAGGTAGATGTTCGGCACCGGGGCGCCGGCGGCGTTCTGCTCCCACACCGTCGATCCGCCCTGCACGTCGTATTTTTCGCAGATCAGGGTCAGCGTCGTGTTCACGCCGAACATCTGGATGTTCTTGGCGTTGGTGTTGAGGCCATCGGCCACGCTCACGCCAGACAGCTCCAAGCGGACGATGCCAGTGACAATGCTCATCGGCGTGTTGTCAGCCAGCGCCTTCTTCAGCGGCGTGCGCAGAGTGAGCGAGCCGGCCGACAACGCCGTCGCCACCGTGTACGTGTTGGGGTCGCCCTGGAAGCGGATCAGTTCGCCGGCCAGCACGGTGCCAGTGCCGGTGTCCAGCGCAATGGTGGTGGCGCCGATGGCATAGCCAGCCCCGTTGTTGACGAGATAGCCGGCCCCGGTGCCTTTTGCTCCTGCGCTGATGTACCAGGGGACGGCCGAAGTGCTGTTGCCAGGGGTGATGTCGACGCCGTTGACGCGAACCCACTTCTCGACCGTCATGACGCCGCTCAGGTTCAGCCCCTTACGGGCTGCGGTGTTGCGGCTGATCAGCGTGCCCACCTCAAACGCCCCGAAAACAGCATCCGCTAGGGTCATCAGGTCTGCCGTGTCGGTAGTCGTCCTGTCAATGATCGTGCCGATCTTGATCTGCTTGTAGGCGGCATCTCCAGAGACCGCACCGCGAATCTGGATGAGCGGGTAGGTGTTCGCGACCTCTTGGCCGTGCAGTACATCGATCAGGCCGATGTCAACCACGTCCGCATTGGTGCTCGTCAGGTTTGTGTCGTTGGTGTAGTAGAGAGCCTGGCGGCGCGTCATGCCGGTGATGGCGCCAACCTGCACGCGGTGCACCTTGGTGCCGCTCAAGCCTGCGATCTTCATGGCGGTGAGGGCATAGCGCGGCTTCAGCGCCGCGACCGTGACGTTTCGGATGTCGCCCAGGCACGGCGCATAGGTCACATAGTCACCGCACGTCAGTGCGAAAAGATCGTCGCCAGTCTTGCCTTCGATCGTGCCGATGCTCGCCGTGCCAATTGGGCCCGACAGGTGGCAACCGTCGCTGGCCGTGTCAAAGATGGCATAGGGGATGTTGATCTCCGTTCCGTTGGCCACAAGCAAGCCGTATTTCTTGGCGTTGAGCGTTTTCACCCTGTCGTGGGTGAAGCCCAGAACATTCATGAACCTTGCGGCCATGGTTTCAACGCTGCCTGTGACCGTCTGGTTGGCCTCGTTCATGTCGATGGTGCCATTGACGACAACGAGGTTTTTGTTTGCCCGACCAGCCGTGATCGTCCCTGTGGCGGTAGCGGCGGATGGAAGATCGCTCATCTGATAGGTCAGCGAGTTGGCATTCACAACCGTGGCGACCCGCCATGTGCCGTTGTAAGCCTGCTCATTCGCGCCAAGGATGCCAATTGCGTCATCGGGGCTCTTTCCGTGGTTCGGCCACGCCACCGTCGCGACGAGCCCAACGCTGGTGATCGTCACCGTCGTCGGCAGCACACCCCAGCACGAATTCGTCACAAGGCTCTTGTTCACCCCGTTTGCCAAAAACAGCCTGTAGCCGTTCAGGTCCAGCGTCGTGTTGTCCTCCATGACCGCCGTTGCGGTCGTGAGGGTGATGTCCGCCGCCAGCGTCACCGTCTTGCCGCCCAGCGCCAGAGCGGCGATGAGTTCAGCCTCGGTCGAGACAATCCTCTCCCCTGACACCAAGGCGCTGACAGCCGGCCAAATCGACGCCCCGTTCTGGTCAACGATGTCCACCAATGCGCCACTGTCGGCGTCGATCCTCTTGCGCAGGCCGGCAACGGGGCTATGGGTGTACTGCGTCATTCCTTACCCCTTGGTCTGGTTCGCGTCGGCGTAGACCGCCGTCGCAGTGGCGACCGTTGCCCGGATCAGGCCCGGCGGCAGCTCGAAGGTGGCGAGGCCGTTGGCGGTCAGCGCGGCGCCCACGTTCAACCATGTCGACCCATCCGGCCCCATGTACTGCAGCTGGACACTGCCGCCGCCCCAAGTGGCGACTGCCGAGAACATGCCCCGGCCGCCACCCCATTGGAAATTGCCGCTGGTGGCGCTGGCGTTGCTGAGAAGTTGAGCCATGCTCTGCTCCTCAGACCGGCGGCCAGTTGTCGGCCAGGATGCGCGCTGTCAGGTGCTCCAGCGCCAGCAGCGCGGCCGTCTTGCCGTTGTTGGTGGCGTCGTAGGTGATGCGCACCTCGACGTGAGCGGCGGCTGTGGACGAACCGGTCTCGGCGACCTGCGTCTTGTCCTGGCCGAAGTTGACGCTGAAATAGCGATCTGCCATGTCGTTCTCCGAAAGGAAGACCGGGGCCGAAGCCCCGGGTGCTGTGGATCAGCGGACGACGTAGAGCTGCAAGCGGACCGTGCCCGCAGCGTCAGCGGCGGCGGTGAGCGTCAGCGCGACGTCGTACTCCTTGCCGGGGTCAGCCGACAGGCCCAAGGCCTCCCACACGCGCTTGTTGCCGTTCGTGTAGATGCCGCCGGCCGCGCCCGCTTCGAACGTCACGTCCGAGTCGATGGCGCCGCCGCTGAGCGACACCGCCGTGGCAAAGTAGTCGGCGTCCACCACCGTGCCGCCCGTGGTATCGGTCAGCAGGTTGTATAGGCCCAGGTCGCCCGCCGTCGTGGTGCCGATGTCAGCGGAGATCAGCTTGATGCGGTCGGTGTAGTCGCTAGAACGGATCTTGCCGAAGCGATACACGCTGGCGATGCTGTCACCGCTGGTGACGGACACCTGGTCATTGATGGCGCGCACAACCTCGCCATCAGCCAGACCTCGCGGGTTCTGGACGCGCGGGAGCGCGTTGTAGTTGGCGACGGTGGTGCTGGAAACTGCAACGACAGCCATGTCGTTCTCCTTAAAGTTTGGGGTGCGTTAGAAGCCGATCAGGCTTCGCTGCACTTGATTTCGATCACGCGCAGGGCATCACGGCGCACGGAGCCGTAGTGACCGTCGCCGTAGGCTTGCCAGGGCTCGCCACGCAGGTCGTTGCGCTGCGAAACGCGCGTCTTGGGACCGCCGTTCCAGGTGCAGGACGACATGCCGCGCTTTGTGTAGAAGGGGATGCGGCGATAGCTGGAGCCGTCGACCAGCAGGCGGTTTGAGAGGATCCAGTTGATCCCCATGTAGTTGGAACCAATCATGGTGCCGCTGTCGATGATCCGCTTGCTGGTGAAGTCGGTCGAGGTGACCTCGATCTCGTTCATCAGGTTGCGCTCCTGCTTCGGGGAGATGACGCAGTTGATCTGCTCGTCGTCCTCGATGCCGACCTCTTGGCTGCGCAAGATCTCCAGTCCTGCCTGGATCTTCTCGACGTTAAGGCCCGAGGTTGCGCCGCCGACGCTGACGCCGACCTGGAAGCCCGCGGAGAAGTTGTCGGTCGCGATACCGCCGCCGTTGGTCTCCAGGCTGCGGGCAGCGAAGAACGCGCGGATGGCCTCGTCGTCCTGCTTGCGATTCAGCGCGGACACGATGCCCATCACGTATTCGCTGGTGGGGTTGGCGTTCATCTGCATCTGCTCGATGGTGTCGAACAGCAGCGCCTTGTCGAAGTGGCGCGGGTAGACCCACGGCCGCTTGTGGCCTGGGTCGCCAGCGACCATCGGCTCGTAAAGGCCGGTGCGTTCGTCGGCCTCGAAGGCGTCGATCAGGTTGATCACCGTGGCGGCCTTGCCGACTGCGGTGTCTTGCATGAAGGTGCTCGCGATGCGGGGGCGCATTTGCTGCGAGACGAGTTCAACAGCCGAGGCGTACTGCTGGCTGTAGAAGGCGATGGAATTGCCGGGCATGGTGGGCTCCTATGGCGTTGATCTGGGTTGGATCGCCTGGCCTGCCCCTTTCGGGAGCCTCGCTTGCGCTCTATCGGGCGCCACTCGCCATGTCTTCCCAGGTGCCATCGGAGGCCCGCCGGCCCTGCCCGATCCGACCGGTTGCCCGGCTGTCTGCGGGGCAATGTCGGCGGGCAGGGAGCGAACGTTTTTCCTACTGCTGGCCAGCGATCAGCCTGTCGAGCTTCTGCAGCTCTGCCCACTCGGCGCTGTTGTTGACCATGGCCTTGGTGCGCCAGTCCTTGTCGGCCATCAGCTGCGTGCGCTTGGCCTTGGCGCCCTCGGGCGTCATGCCGAAGCTGCCCATCTCGCCCAGACCCTCGGCGCCGTGTTCGCGCATGAGGTCGCCCATCTTGGCCAGGGCCTTCATGGTCTTGCTGTAGCCGCCGACCTTCTCCAGCGCGTCGATGGCGGCTTCGTCGAGACCGAGCTGTTGCGCGGCGCGGCGGGCCAGTTCGCGACGCATGGGCGCCTCGTTGCCCCAGTCTTTGGCCAGGGCGGCGTGCTCCTGGCCCAGCGCGTCCTGCTCGGCTTGAGCGGCGGCCTGCGCCATGGTGGCCATGTGCTCGTTCCACTTTGTGGCCAGCGCCTGGGCTTGCTTGGCCGGGATGCCGGCTTCGTGCATCCAGGTCGCCGCAGCCTTCGAGAACGCAGGATCAGCGCCCTCAGGCACCGGCAGTTTGTAGTCGTCCGGCGTGCCGGGGCGGCCCAGCTTGGTATAGAAGTCCGACCACTCGGCCGGCGTGGCGTCGTCCTTGGGAAGCACGACGGTGCGGCCGGCACGGTCGGCGCCCAGCAGCTTCTCCAGGTTGCGGTGCCCGGCGACGGCATCGGCCGGCGACTTCCAGCCGGCGTTCTGGACGTGGCCCAGCAGCTCGGCATCGGGGTTGTCGCCGAGCCAGGGATGCGATGACGCCGGAGCGGGCGCGGGTGCCGCCGGCGCAGCGGCTGGGCCGGGCGGCGTCGGAGCGGCACCACCGCCGCCGCCGCCGCCGGGGTCGGCCTGGTTCATGAAGGGATAGCGAGTGCGGAATCGGATGTTCATTCGTCGTTCGTCCTGTGTTGCGCGATGCGTTCGATCTGGTCGGCGCTGAGGTTGCACATTGCCGTGATGCGGTTGAAGACATCGCGGCGGCCTTCCGCAAAGGCCATTGCCAGCGCATCGCTCTGCTGGGTGACCTGGGAAACTTTGAGGGTGGGCCTGCTGGCGTAGCAGTAGTTCGCAAGATCGCGCAGCACGTACTCGGCTGCGTGGTTCAGCTCGCCACCTGGGGAGCGGAACAGCGCCCGGTACATGGCGCTGCGACGGAAGAGGCGCGCACGCACGCGCTCGAATGCTTCGTTCCAGGCCATTCGGCCTCCTGTGGATCAGAGCTGCGGGCGCCCGCCGGCCGCCTGCATCTTGGTGAGGTTGACTGCGGCGGCAGAGACGGCCGGAGCGGCCTCGACGAGGGACTGCATCTCCTGCTGCTGGGCCCGCTCGTCCTGCCGCGCCTTGACGGCCTCGATGTCGCGCAGGATCTTGGCCGGCACGCCGTTGATCTCGGCGAGCTCGCGCGCAGCCATCGGCAGGTCGAAGGCGTCCAGCACCGAGGGATCGGCCTCGGCCATCGGCAGCACCGCCTCAAGCGTGCGCGTGATGGCAATGGCCTCGCTCGCGCGCATGGCCTGGCGCATCGGGCTCGTGTACTCGATCTTGTACTCGCCCTCGGCCTCCAGCAGCTCGGGCGGCATGGGCGGCAGCTGGCCGGCGCGCATCATCAGGTCGAGCTCGCGCTCGGTGATCGGGCCGAAGCACTCGTTCTCGATGCGGCCGCCGATTGGCGAGATCAGCGTGGCGCGCTCCTGCAGCAGCTCCAGCGTCTGCGTGGCCGTCATGTTCGGGTGCTCGATCAGCACACGAAACACGTCCAGCAGGAACGCGCTGGCGATGATCTCGCGCTCCTTGTCCATCATGTCCATGCCAATCTCGACCTTGGCATTGGTGATGAGCGGCTTCACCAGCTGGTTGCCCTGCGAGTCGAGCCCGCCGTAGTTGAGCGCGCCCGGTGCCATGCTGAAGGCGCCGAGGATGCCGTCCTCGCTCAGCAGCAGCGGCGGGTCGACGACCTTCTGGCCGGCCTGCAGCACCGTCTTCTTTTGGACGTTCAGCACCTTGATGTTGCTGAGCGCCATCCAGGCCGGCGAGCGGCCGTATACCTCGCCCGGGCTGGTCATGCAGCGCATGACGCCGAAGGGCCAGGTGTTGAAGCCGCCCTCCTCCAGCTTGTACTTCTGGCCCGGCAGCGCGTAGCACGACGCCCAGGGCATGCCGAGGTAGCCGACACGCTCGGGGTCGTAGTCCTCGCGCGGCATGACCATGTGCACGACCTCGACCTGTTCCTCCGGGTTCTTGCGCAGCTTCTCGGCCAGCTGCTGCGGCATGTCAGCGGTGCGGTAGCCGGCGGCCTGGCGCTCCTTGATCCAACCGTCGAGCTGACGCAGTGTCCATTTCCAGCTGCGGAACACCGTGTCCACGATGCCGGCGGCGTTCTCCAACACGTAAGTCTGCGCCAAGTGCATCGACTTGTAGCGCAGTGCCCGCTGCTTGATGTTGTCGTCGACAAAGATCAGCCCGGTGCCAAACACGAAGTGCTGCAGCGCCGTCTCGCCCATCTGGGACTCGAAGGCGGCCCGCGGTGAGTACCGCGTGGCAAACAGCGCCTTGGTGGCCGCGTCCATCCACTCTGACACGCGCTTGACCTTGTTCAGCGCGTCGTTGCTGCTGGTGAGCTTCTGGTAGCGCTGATTCGGCGGCCAGATGAAAGTGCTGATGGCAGCCACGCCCTTCTGCGCGGCCAGGGCGGCCGTGCTGTCGAACATGTATTCGGTGCGCTTGGCGCCGTCGCTGCGCTGAGTGGTGAAGTCCGCCATCTGCGGCAACACGCGGTCAGCGATCTCCTGAAAGATCGTGTCCCAGTTGCCGCGATTGCCCTTGGCCGTCTCGAAGCGACGCAGCGCGGTATCCAGGTCCATCACTGGCCCAGCAGCTGCTTGGACGCGGTCTGCGGCGCGGCCTGGTTGCGGTCAGACAGGATGGACGACGCGCGGCCACGGCGGCGGCGCAGTTGGTCCTGGTAGTCCTGCTGCGTGCCGGCCACGTCCTCCACAACGGGAGGCGGCGGTGGGGCGGCCTGCGTGACCTTGGGGCGCATGAAGGACATCGGCGGCACCTTTCGAAAGTGCCGGCAATGTCTCGCCCGAGGGCGCGAACGTTTTTCCTAGCCCAGGACGGTGTAGTCGGTCACTGCGGTCTGGCGGCGCCCCATCGGGTTCTTCGCCGTGCGCATGTCCTTGCGCTGCACCGGCTCGGCAAAGGTCAGGGCCAGTGCGTCGGCGTCGTCGGGGCTGGCCAGGCCGCGCTTCTTCATGTCTTCCTTCTTCTCCAGCACGATGCGGCTGTCCTTGTCAAAGCCGTACTCACGCCCGGTCAGGTCGTCCTTGAGCTTCTCGTCGTTGTCGATGGTGCCCGTGTCCAGCCACGTCTTGACGTCGTCCAGCATCTCGGCCGACTTGTTGGCGTACTTCTTCGGGTTGCGCGCGGCCGCTCCGAAGTTGACCTCAATGACTCGATAGTTCTGGCTCTTGAGGATGTCCACCACGCCACCGCCAACACCGCCGCCGTCAATGAAGACGGCCTCGGGCTTGTAGAGATTGATAGCCTCGGCCACCTTGCCGGCGCTGAACACCGTATCCATGCCGCGCCACTTGATCGGTCTGATCACGCGGCCGTCGCGCCCCTGGCGCCCGCGGATCACGCTTTCATCGTCGCCGAAGCGGGCAATGTCCACGCCGAGCACCAATGGCGCCCCCTCGTCTCGGAACTCCAGCCGCCGCTTCTGCGCGGCCTCGACCAGCTCTGTGCCGATGAACTGGGACACCGACTGCGATGGGAACTCCCCGCGCACCCGGACCTTCACGATGTCGCTGTCTTCGCCGTAGGTGTTCACCATTTCCTCCAGGTAAGCCTTGTTGGTTCCCTCGACAGTGCGACTGTCGATCTTGCGGGTGTGCCACAGGTGGCGGTACTTGCCAAAGCACTCTCGGAACCGGCCCGAGTTCTGCGTTGGGTTGCCGAACGCCAACCAGATGATCTCGGTGTTTTCGTCGGTAAGGGCGCCTTCAGCCACTTCCCACACCTTGGGCGCGATCTTGGACGCTTCGTCGAACACCAGGATGATGCGTTTGCCCTCGTTGTGCATGCCAGCAAAGGCCTCGGTGTTGTTCTCGCTCCAAGGACTTGCGTCAATGCGCCACGACTTCTCGGCGCCGTCCTCGGCCGCGTAGAGCGACATCGCCGGCACCTTCCACCAGTGCGCGTTGATGGCCAGGCCGGCCCACTTGCTGACCTCGGGCCAGGTCTTCGTGCGCAGCTGGGCCTCGGTGTTGGCCGTGACGACACCGCGAGCATGCGCGCAGGTCGAGACGCCCCAGTTCAGCAGCATCGAGATGAACGCCGACTTGCCGATGCCGTGACCGGACGCGACGGCAATGCGGCAGGGCTGGAATCTAGTCGCCGAGTTCGATAGGTGCTCGCCGATGATGTCGAACGTCTCGGCCTGCCAAGCGCGCGGACCAGGATGACGCTGCAGTTGGCCCTGACCCCAGTCGAACGCATAGTTTGTCCAGCCTCGCGGGTCGTGCTTGAAGCGCACTGCCGCCGCGGCGATGAGATCTTCTGCAGCGTCCTCAGCCGCCATTCTTCGCGCGCTCCTCCGCGCGTTTCAGCCGCTCACTGATGGTCGTGAGCTGCAGTGAGCCCTGAATGGTCGTCGGCAGCACCTTGCCGATCAGCGTCATGAACGCCTGCGGGTTCTTCTTGGCCTGGGCCAGCAGATAGGCCTCGCCGCCGGCCTGATCAAGCGCAGACAGGATCATGTCCTTGAGCGCCTTGGTGGCTTTGTTCGTGCTGCCCTTGGGACGCCCCGGTCCTGGCGTGCCGTCGCCGACCTTGCGTTTTCCCTGAGTTTGTTTAACTTCGGCCATCACGCCGGCTCCTTCACCTTCTTCGCCCGCTTCACCGCCGGCTTAGCCGCTGCCGGCCACTGCGGCAGGCTCTGCACACGCGGACCAGATGACTCTGCCCGGTTGTTCGGCACGCGGTGGCCGCGCACGACCTCGACCATGTAGACCGTCTCCATCTTGCGCTTGGTGACCTTGCACCACAGTGCAAGCAGCGCGGCGCCACGCCAGTAGGTCGGCTGCACGCCGGCGCGGTAGTGACTGAGCATGCGGTCGGTGAGGTCCACGTTCATGGCCTTGCCAATGTCGGCCTGGCTGTGCCCAGCGGCCACCATGTCTTCGATGATGCGCCCCCAGTCTGGCGCGAGCTGGGGGTTCTTCATCGCGCGGCCCCAACTACAAACCGCCGGTGAGCTTCTTCAAAGCCCAGCAGGTCTGGAACGGGTTGGCGATCACCAGAGCGCAGACCAGCAGCGCCCGCGTTTCGCTCTCGCCGTGCGGGAATGCCACCATGACCAGCTGCACCAAAGCCATGGTGATGGCGGCAGACACGATGAAGATCAGGATCTTGGCGACCGGCATGGGTCGCGATTGTGCGCGGAGTCGGGGTCGTGGTCACGTTTTCTCCTTGGATGCTGCGTCGGCTGCGTGCGCTGCCTCGACCTGTTCCACCGTCACGCCGAGCTGCTCGCAGCCGCGGCGGAAGCGCTGCCCGCGTTCACCCTTGGCCAGGAAGACGCGGGCCAGCGCGCGGGCATCGCAGCCCTTGC